GATTTAACTGCCGAGCAACTATTGGATTTGGAAATCCTAGAAACCGATTCCGCTCAGCCACGCAAAGGCGTACTGGAAGGCATAGACAAACGGCAGCTGGAACTGGCGCAAGAGAGTATCGCGTAATGTCGGCGCTGCTTAATAAACAACAACAGTTCGCCGTGGCGCTGGCCGGGCTAATTCTCCATGCCAATAAGCGCGGCCTGCTGGTGACGTTTGGCGACGCCTACAGAGACCCGAGATTACATGGCGCAATGGGCATAACTAAAGGCTATGGCGCTAAAAACAGCTGTCATAAGCTTAGACTTGCTGTCGACTTAAACTTAGTCATCGACGGCAAATTAGCAGGTCCAGAAGCCTATGCCCCGCTGCATGATTATTGGGACACAGTCGGCGGTTCAAAGCGGATTGCCGCCGATATGAATCATTTCTCATTTGAGCACAACGGTTTTAGGTAGGTAGTCAATGGATCCAATAGCCAATCCAAGCATATGGGCAGAAGTCGGAGGATTGAATGGGCTAGTTATTTTCGCCCTTTTTGGGGTGCTTTATGCCTTTGCTAAAACATTGCAAACAATCCTTGATAACCATAGAGAAGATTTGTCCAATTTAATGGTGTTGCATGCTAAAGAGCGCGAGGATTGGGGGAAGATTGTTGACTCACGCCAACAGGAAACCAATGCGCGTCAGCAGGAAACCAATGCGGCAATTAAAGGGTTTACCGCGGCGCTTATTAAGTTATCCGGTAACCGCTATGAAGGAGATGACCGGCCATGACCATGACTCGCGCATCGTTAAAAACCGCCTTGCAAGCCATGCTGGGCGATGCTGCGCAAAAATTCGCCAGTGATGCCGGCGCATTTGATCGTCATCTGGATATCGCCGCATTGGCATTAGCCAGAAAAATCCGCGTTACCCGCTTGGTCAAATTGTCTGTTGCCGCCGACGTTGCTGATTATCTTGCCCCTGCTGATCTGATCGATGTTAAGTGCTCCAACTGGGGAGACAATCAGCGCAGGAATATCAAGCCGTGGCAGAACAATTTAGGCACACTGCCCAGACTCAGCGTGGTCGATATAGACGGCGTTCCGCACATCCATTTATCACCGGCTCCCGATGCCTGTCAGATTGCCCGAATGGGCAGCGATTACCCGGTATTTTATTACGGTGGCTATGTAATCGGTGCAACGGAAGCCGAAACAACAGTACCGGCACAGCACCGGGATTTACTGTTGATTCGGGCGGTTGTGCAGGCATTGATGGAGCTGTCCAACTCCGGCAGCACCAAGCCCGTCAGTTTGGGTAGCCACGGCGTAGGCTCAATGCCTAAAAACGGCACACCGGCTGCACTTGCCGAGTCCTGGCTGGCTATTTTCGATGGAGGCCGTTGATGGCTACGTTTGAAATCAATACCAATGCCGGGCCGCTTGGCGCTTCATTGCGTCGATTCCCCGTATTGATCGAGAGATATTTGACACCGGAGCTGGATAAATCGTCCAAGCTGATAGCAAAACACGCCAAACGCAAGGTACGCGAAAATGGCTCAATGGCGCACTCTACGCTGATCGACAGCATTCAAAGCTCCGTTGCCGGTAATGGCCTGGAGGCGATTATTTACGCCGGAGTCAATTACGCTCGTTACATTGAAGAAGGGACGCGCGGCGGGGGCTATCCCAATCAGCAAACCATTATCGATTGGCTAAGGGTTAAACACATTGAGCCGAATAACCCCGAAACATCAGAAAAAGAGCTGGCGTTCCTGATTGCTCGCAAGATTGCGCTGCATGGCACACCGGCACATCCGTTCATGGAACCAGCGTTCCAGGCAGAAAAAAACGCAACGCTTAACCGCGTTAATGCCTCCATTAATCGAGCCATGAGGGAGATCCATTAATGCTGCCTTGGGTAGAACGCATTGACAATCGCCAGGCGGCAATTGTCGCATCACTGGCAGCGGCACTTAGCTCCCGAATAGTTAAGCGCAGCCTGATGCATTTTAATCAGCATGAACCCGGAGAGATTGAAGCCGGCGTGGTGATGGTCGTCAGCACCGGCGAAAGCGAGTACAGCCAAAACTTAGGCATGACCGCCAAAGAAGGCAAACACGGCCAGCTGTTGATCGGTCATCTTAAAGTCGCAGAAGACAGCGAGCCGGTCGCTATTGAGCTGGCAGAAATGGCGCTGATTGAAGAAATTAAAAGCTGGGTGCGCGCGGGCGTATCCGGTATGTCGTTCGAAATCGAATCGGCTCAACATTCACGACAACTGGAACATCCTTACGGTTGGGTCGTTGTCAAACTTAACGCAATTCCACCGCGTACCAACGTCTACTAAGAGGCAACACCATGTCAGAGTTATTTGATACCAGATATTTTTCAGGCCAAGGTCCGGTCTTTATTGGCGAGCGTGACGCCGCCGGAAATCCTACAGGTCTTGAATTTTTGGGCGATGTATCAACGGTCGAGATGACGCCCTCTATTGACAAAGAAAAAGTCACTGAGAATGTCTCAGGGTCATCCGGTACCGGTGCGGAGTTCATAAAAAAAGTCGAGTATGACATATCAATCCAAATGCGCTCGATCAAACCGGAGCATTTAGCCATTGCCTTGCAAGCGGGTAACACTGCCAAAGCTTCGGGAACTGTCACCGATGAATCGCACAAAGGTTATAAAGGCAAGTTCATCGCCCTGAAGCACACTAAGGTTTCCAGTGTCGTTGTGACCAATGTTGGCGCTACAACAACCTATGTTGCAGGGACAGACTACATTGTTCACGCCGACAAGGGCATGATAGAGATTATTGCCGCCGGTGCTGTTACCGATGCTCAGGATCTATTAATCGATTACAGCTACGCTGCCCAGCATCACATTTCTGCGGCACCATCCAACAAAAAATACTATTTGGTGTTTAGCGGCATAAACCGAGCCGATGACAACAAACAAACCCGATGCGAAATTTACAAGGTGTCCTTATCGCCCAGCGCCCTGGCGATGATCCAGGACAAAACCGCAGAAATGCCGATTACCGGCACCGTAATTCTTGACACGTTGCGCCCGGAAGGCGACCAGTTCTTCAGCTGGAAAACAGAAGACTAAACCCTACAACAAACCCAATAGGGGGATTAGCGCAAGCGAATCCCCCGCACCCTTTTAAAAGAGAGCGTCATGGCAAAACCACCCGTAGCAGAAAATACCAGGCAAGAAGAAATCGCTGAAAAAGTCGAGGTCGTCCTCATCGCCGAGCACGAACACGGCGGCGAGCTGAAAAAACCCGGCGAGAGCATTAACGTCAACCAACGCCAGCATGAATGGTTGCGTGAGCAAGGAAAAGTCGAATGAGCAACGCAAACGAAGCTGACATTATTTTCCCGGACAAAACACTGACCATCGGCGGCGAAGAAACCGCTGTCCATGAGTTCAAGTACCTGGAAGGCCTAAAAGCCGCCGCTATCGCTCAGCCCTTGCTGGCCGACCTGTTGGCACTGATCCAGGATGAAAACACGATGGGCTTAGCTGAGTTGGATCGCGTCATCGGCAAGAACGCCAGCATCTGGACACAACTGCTGGCAATGTCAGCCAGCAAACCTGCCGAGTGGATTGCCGAACTGAACGACGCTGACGGCACGTTGCTGTCGATGACATTCTGGGAGATCAACGGCCCTTTTTTGTTGCGGCGGCTGGCCTTTGCAAAACAGTTCGGGACGATCGTGCTGAACCAACCACCGGCCAAGAGTTAGCCGAATTGTTTTTGTTGCTGATGTCAGCGGGCTTTGGCAGTTGCCCTCAAACTATCGGCCAACAGCTAACATGGCGACAGATGCAACACTTTGCCGCCGCGCTGCACCGCCGCAAACGATTGGAGCGGGCCGACAACATTCAAGGAATCGCCCTGGCAGTCGGCGCTAAGGACTTGCCTAAGATATTACGTGAATTGAGAAGATAATGGCTAATCAGGATACCGAACTGCTGATCAGAATTAGGGCCGACCTGGGGCGGACGCTTAGCGAATTGAATCAAGTGACCGGCGGCTTTAATGGAGTAGGTAGCGCAGCACAACGCGCGACGGGATCAATTCACCCAATGATGCTGGCCTTGTCAAGCCCCAGCACACGAGCAGCCGAAGCGTTAGCTGCAACTGCCAGAGGTGCCGCGGCGGCTCGTGCCGAAATTGAGCGGACGGCAGCAGCAGAGCTTAGTCTCGCGTCAGCGTCCCGTGGCTTGGCAACAGAGCAGGTTAACCTGGGCGGTGCGCTGAGTTCTACCTTCTCAGGATCTTCCGAGTCCGTCGGAGCTACAAGTGCCGCGATTGCCGGATTAAAGTCGCAACTGCTTGGCTTGGTTGCTGTCTATAAGTTACTGGAAGGCGGCAAAGCCGTAGTTGAAAAAGCCGCCGACTTGCAGGATACAGAAACCCGGCTGAGATCATTGACTGTTACGTCGGAAAAATATGCGGCAACCGATAAATACTTAACAGAGACGGCCGAGCGGCTGCATAAAGAATATTTTACACTCGGCGATTCCTATACCAAGCTGCTCGCCCTGCAGAAAAGCGGCATAGTCACACAAAAGGAAGGTCGGGCGATATTGGAAGGCTTAGCCGACGCCTCATCAGAGCTAGGTGTCAGCAATGCCGATCTGGCGCTATCGATGCGAGGCGTTATCCAGCAGTTGGGCAATAGTACCGTACAGTGGGATGAGATGCGTCAGGCAACTGACCCCATTCCAGGATTGCTGCAAGGAATCTTAAAAGCGTCAGGGCTGACGAGCCAAGAAATGAAAGCCATGGCGGAGACTGGTGCTTATACCACATCGATGTTTCGCGATGATTTGGTTAAAGCTTTGGAAGCTTATAAAGGCGCATCGGAGCGCACTGGTAAGAATATTCATGCCCAATATGCCGATATTGGAAATGCTTATACAGAGCTGGTCAAGGTTCTTGAAGAACCCATCAGCGATGCGCTGACGCCAATGTTGACAGGCATTGCTAATGCTATTCGCCAAGTCGCCAACGGCCCTAGCTTGCAAGACAAAATCGCCGAGCTTGAGATGTTAAAAGCGGCGTCCAGTAAAGATGCACCTCGTTTCTTGTCCAATACACCGACTGTAGATCAGGATGAGATACGGCGCAGACGCGGAGCCACATCACCTGCCCAACCAGACCGGATAGCGGT